ATCTAAAGAAATCCAATCACAAATTGATGCATTAAAAACAGAATTGCCTAATCTTTCAGGCGCATCAGCAGATGCATCACAAAAACAGATAGCCGGCTTAGAGCAACAACTTGCCCACACAAAAAAACAAATAAATGAAACTGATACAGAATTAAAAAATGCTAAAGGCAGTGTAGGCGTATTTGGTGGAATGTTTGATAACATTTTACCTAGCATAGAAGGTATAACCAAAGCATTTACAGATCTAGACAGCGGAACATTGGCAGTGATTGGCGGAGGAGCAATAGGTTTACTAGGACTAGCAGTTGCTCTTAAAGCCATTGCAGGACCAGCTGCATTAGTTCTTGCATCAATGGGGTTAGCAGCAGGCGGCTTAGGCTTTATGTTTATGGGTGTATCTGCAGTCATTGACAGCATCACAGATGGTGTAGATAAGTTAGCCACAGGCTTAGATAAATTAAGCAAAATTGATGGCAGCAATCTCAGTGTTGTAGGCGAAGGTATTGGCGCCATATCGCCTCACTTATTGGATATTGCTAAAAGCGGTGTAGTTGCTTCCTTTATCAGTGATGGCGCCTTTGAAAATTTAGCAGCTGGCATTAATGCTCTTAACCTAGCACAGGTTGGAAATATGGCAGCCGTAGGAGCAGGACTAAGTGTAATTCAAGAGGCACTGTTAGAATTTACTGCAACTGGTATACTTACAAATCTAGTAGGTAAAAATGCATTGCCTGATATTGCAGACGGGATTACTGCTCTTAACAATGCACAAACTGCAAATTTATCTGCAATTGGACAGGCAATAGATGCAGCAGCTGGTCCTCTAGCTAAATTTGCAGGAGCAGGATTTATAACAAATTTAGTAGGCGAAAATGCTCTTGCTCATATCGCAGCCGGTATTACAGCACTAAATGATGCACAAGTAAGTAATTTAACTGCCATTGCTGAGGGAATGAAACTGCTTGCTGAACCTCTTGCAAATTTTGCTGCTGGAGGAATACTAGCTAGCCTAATGGGCGAAGACACGCTAACTAATCTAGCAAACGGACTCACTAGCTTGGACAGTGTAGGCGGAACTAATTTACCTACTATTGCTAAAGGAATGGATGCACTCAGTGGTCCACTGCTAAAAATAGCAGGTGCAAGTGCAGTTTTAACTTTGATTGGCAGTGATAGTTTTGGACAACTAGCAACACAATTAAAGAAATTTGAAGAATTAAATCCAGATACACTAAATGCAATGGGTCCAGCACTTACTTCTCTTAATAAAGGTATTCAAGCATTTACAGGTGGTGATATGCTTGAAGCAATGGGCAAAGGATTGACAGATCTTGTTGGGGGATTATTTGGTGATGACGGTTTTGAAGACTTAGTTGAAAATTTAAAGAAATTTGAAGAAGTAAACACACAGAAAATTTATGAAGTAGGCCAAGGATTACAAGGTATAGCGAACTTTGTAGGCGGAGATATAGATGTAGGTGAAATAAAACTTTCAGCAGATGGATTGCAAAAATTAAATGACATAACAAAAACACTTGACAGCGATGCAATTACAAGTTATAATGAAGCATTAGAAAAATTAGTAGAAGTTTTATCAAAATTGAATGAAGAATTAGGAACAGACGCAACGACTCCACAAGGGCCTGATACGCCAGCCGCTGGAGCACTAGGAAATCTTACATCTACTCCAGGACTCGAAGGAGATAGTGCTAGCAAACTAGAAAGGTTAAATACTCTTGTGAGTGAGCTAGTTGCACTGCAAACAGAAAGTAACAAGTATACCAAAGGCACTATGCGAGCAGTAGGGGGAAACCTACAAATGGGAGTTTAAGTTGAGCTGGAAAAAATATTTTACGCCTGTACAAACTGGTAATAATCCGGAAGGCAATTATAGTCCGTTTAGCAGGGCTAATTCAGGGGGCAATGCCGGACCGGCTAAAACTAATTATTCATCATATCTGCCTGATGTATATGTAGGTTCACCAAATCGCGTTGAACGATATGGCCAATATAACACCATGGATTTAGATAGTGAAGTAAATGCTGCCCTTGATATTCTTGCGGAATTTACTACTCAGCAAAACAAACAAAACAAAACACCATTTGTTATAGATTTTAAAACAAAAGCAACCAATTCAGAAGTCACAATAATTCAGCAGTATCTGCAACAGTGGAACAAATTACAAAATTTTGAAACACGAATTTTTAGAATTATGCGTAATATTTTTAAATATGGCGATCAATTTTTTGTTAGAGATCCAGAAACAAAAAAACTTTTCCATGTAGATCCTGCAAAACTTACAAAAATTATTGTAAATGAAAGCGAAGGCAAGAAGCCAGAACAGTATGTAATTAAAGATTTTAATTTAAACTTTGCAGAAATGGTAGCAACAACTCCTTACCAGACCAACGGTAATGTTACTGGCGGCGGCGATGGCTATATCCAAGGCGGCGTTCGTGGCATGGTTGGTAATACTCAAACAAGCGCAGGCGGTAACCGTTTTCAAACAGGCGAAAATGAAATTGCTGTGGATGCAGAACATGTTGTGCATTTAAGTTTAAGTGAAGGGTTGGATTTAAATTATCCGTTTGGAAACAGTTTATTAGAAACTGTGTTTAAAGTTTACAAACAAAAAGAATTGCTCGAAGATGCGATTATTATCTATCGTGTACAGAGAGCCCCAGAAAGAAGAGTATTCTACGTTGATGTGGGTAACATGCCATCGCACTTAGCGATGCAGTTTGTTGAAAGAGTAAAGACGGAAATACACCAAAGACGTATCCCATCGCAGACAGGAGGCGGCCAGAATGTCATAGACTCAGCATACAACCCTCTGTCAATCAACGAAGACTACTTCTTCCCACAAACTGCTGAAGGTCGTGGCAGTAAGGTAGAAACACTACCCGGTGGTACTAACCTAGGAGAGATTGATGATCTTAGATATTTTACTAATAAGCTGGTACGCGGTTTACGAATACCTTCCAGCTACTTGCCTACGGGTCCTGATGATGGACAAGCTCAATACAGCGACGGCAGAGTTGGAACTGCTTACATTCAAGAACTAAGATTTAATACCTACTGTGAGCGACTACAAAATCTTGTTGTTGAACAACTCAATCAAGAATTTAAACGCTACATATTAGAAAAAGGTGTTAACATTGATACTGCAATGTTTGACATACGTTTTCAACCACCACAAAATTTTGCCGCATATAGACAAAGTGAAATTGATAACGCTCGCGTTCCAACATATACACAGATGAGTGCAGTACCTTATATTTCAAATCGTTTTGCAATGAAACGTTTCTTAGGGATGACTGATGAAGAAATTGCAGAAAATGAACGTTTATGGAGAGAGGAAAATGATGAAAATCTTACAGCACCACCGGGCGATGCAGCAGGCGAAATGAGAGGTGCAGGCATAAGCGGCGCCGGAATCAGTTCTGACTTAGGCGCAATTGAAGATACATCAGCAGAAGAACCAGCACCAGAAGTTGGCGGGGATGCTGCTGCTCCTGCGGGCGAAGCAGATACAGAAGTTCCAACAGCACCTGCAACCGATCAAACGATATAAATACTATTATGATACTACGTGAATTATTTTATTATGATAAAGAAACTATTGAGCCAGTAGAGGATGATCGCTATGAAGAACGCGATGATCAAAGCCCTCTTGAATATACTGATACACGTAAAACACGTCTTACCTTACGCCAAATAAACAAAGTTCGCAAAGCAAGTGAACTACATAATACTGAACAGGATAAAGAATTTGATTTTATTCGTCAAATGTATGGTGTAGCAGCTAATGCTGAAGCGGGTATTTAATGGCAAAAATAGATAAAAGCAAATATACAAAACAACAATTTCAAAAAATAAAAGAACAGCGTAGACAAGAAAAGCTTCTTAAGAAATTTCCTGTTAAAAAAGTTTCTCACAACGTAGTTCAAAATACCAACATTTCATTTGTATTAGGCAACGGCACTAGCCGTAAACCTGTGTTCCCTGAACAACTCAAAGTCTTGGGTAAAATTTACGGATGCAATGCACTGTATAGAACATTTGCTCCTGACTATTTGGTTGCTGTTGATGTAAAAATGGTGCTAGAAATTAACAAAGCAGGGTATCAACATCGCAACGAAGTTTGGACAAATCCTAATAAAAGCTATCAACGCATACAGAACTTAAATTATTTTAATCCAAGTAAAGGTTGGAGTAGCGGTCCTACAGCACTCTGGCTGGCTGCTGAGCATGGTTACGAAACAATATATATTTTAGGATTTGATTATCGCGGACTTAACGACGGCAAAACATTAAACAACATGTACGCTGATACTGCAAACTACAAAAAGTCTACAGACGGTGCTACTTTTTTTGGTAATTGGATGCGTCAAACTGTAAATGTTATAAAAAATAATCCACAAACAAATTTTGTTAGAGTAATAGCACCAGATAACTATATTCCTGAAGAACTAAATAAATTTAACAATATAGAACACGTTTTTATTGAAGATTTCAAAAAAATGTTCAACCTTTCTTAGTATCTGCTCAAAAACGGGCCGTTTTAGGCCTATATCTATACACTTTTCTATATACATTATAAATATTAATGACAGCCTTACCATAGGTATAACTTTTTTATAGGAGAATT